TCACCCTCTCACCACGGCATTGTACAGCATTTCCAGAAACTGCACCGCACTGGGGCAGCCGGTCAGCGGGTAGCCTGCCAGCTGCTGCACATAGGCGGGATTCGTGGCCCATGCCACCTTGGCGGCCCGGCGGATCGTGCTCTGGATCGCCTTTGGGTGGTCAGCAATGGGCATATAAACATCCTTCTCCACGGCCTGCAGACGGTCCTCTTGCTCACAGATCAGCTCCAGGCATTGCTGCAGGATGCTGTAGGCGCTCATGTTGCGGGTAATGCCCATCGGGCGCAGCAGGTCGTTGATATGGGCGGATAATTCGGTGGTGATCATTTTTGCGCATCCTTTCCCGTCAACTCTAACCGAAAAGAAGCCAAAATGTTCCAATTACGCCGATATCCGTCGTAAAGCGTCGAAATCCGCTGTATGCAACAAGTAAAAGCATCCCCCGACATTTCATTGATGTCAATTAACGTAAAAGCCAAGCGGCTCAAACGAATTTAGCAAAATATCCAAAAATGCGATGATATATTTGTGCAAAGCAACAAGGCGAAAAACTTGACTTTTTGATATAATGTATAAAAGAGGAACCTGCAACAAGGAGAAGGAGCGTTGACAATGAATGCGATTGACTTGTCGAAAAATATCATTGCCTATGCTGCAATGAATGAATGCCAGGTGACTAACCTGAAACTGCAAAAGACCCTATACTATGTACAGGGATATTATTTGGATCGCTTTGGAAAGCCGCTTTTTGACGATGAAATTGTAAACTGGGCATACGGTCCGGTTGTGCCAGAGGCATACTTTGAGTTCTGCTCTTATGGTGCGTCCGCAATTGACCCGGAGCCGATGAAGCAGATTTTTGCAAATCTGAATAATTCTGAAACGGGATATGTTTGTAAGGTGGTAAAGGCTTGTCTGCAGCGAACAGCAAGGCAGTTGGTAGATAAAACTCACACCGAGGACCCTTGGCGAAATACATTCAGAAATCAAATCATTGACACCATGAGCATTAAAGACTTTTTCAAAAAAAACGATCCGCTTGGCATTAAGTGAGAGGGCTGTGTATGCAAAATGAAAATGCGGAAAACAGCATGACGCAGCTTGTCCAACTTATGGGCGATATTGCAGAAAAAGGTTGTGCAGATGAAATAGATTCTGAGCCTACAAGCGACTTTGCCAAGGAATGCTGGGATAGATTGCGTGAGATATACAAAGAGCCGGAGTTTCGTCATTCATATTCGATAATTTCAAGGTGTATGGAAGAATACGATCCGGCACAGTTGGATTCCTTACGGGTCAATCTGGATAGGGTTGTGTCTTTTGCGGAACTTCAGAGCGACACGGAAGAAGTACGAAGGGTTACAAAGTCGGCAAGAAAATTGCTGGATCACGTTGAACTGGAATGCATACGTTTGAACAGGATGGCAAGGGTTCAACGCGCGGCGGATCAAGCGGAAAGTTTGCATAATGAGGCAATTGCTCTAAATAATGCTACAAAGGAAGCAGAAAAAGTGCTGGAAGAACGAGTAAAAGGCTTTCATGAGCAATCCATTACGATTCTTGGCATTTTTTCTGCCGTAGTTGTAGGTTTTATGTCTGGTCTCTCGATGTTTACATCGGGATTTAATCAGTTAAATGCGGTCAGCGTGTATGTCGTTACTTTTTACTCCATATTCGTTGGAATTATCGTATTCGATATTCTGTTTATGCTGATTTTCTTCATTGCAAAAATTTCGGGACATTCTATTGCCAGAAATGTGCTTCCTAGTAGAAACTGGTTCTTTTCAACATTCCATAGGTATCCGTGTGTTTACTGCTTTCACTTCTTTGCAATCATTGCGCTAGTTGTGCTGATAGCTTTGCATTTGGTGAATGGAACGCCTCCACAGACAAAAGAGGCTGCTGAAGCTGTTGCAAGCAGTATTATATCTTAACTTTGCTTACATGATTTAAGCAATAAAAATGAGCCGCAACCCTTTTCACGGGGCTGCGGCTCTTGTCATGTATGGGGGTTAATGCACGCTGTTCTTCTTCTGCTCGTAGACCTCATCGGCGGCGAGGGCAGCCTGGGTGAAGCTGTTGTTCTTCCACCAGCTCACCAGAGCGGCCACGCTGGTGATGCCAGCGGTCACCAGCTGCTCCACGGTGGAGCTCTCAATGGGCAGGATGGGCTTGCCCATTGCGCTCAGGATCTGATTGGTCAGGGCCAGCAGGAGCACGGCGGTGCGGGCCACGGTGCCGGCGGAAACGGTGCGGTTGGTGTTGGTGATATGTGCGTTCATAGTCAGTTCCTTTCTCTCTCGTGTTCGTTTGCTTCCAGATCAGAGATGCGGTGGTTGGCCACCTTCATCTGCTCTTCCAAAATGGGCACGCGGCGGGCAAAGTTGTTGTGCTCACGCACCTCGCGGGTCAGCTCTTCCAGCTTGGTGTCGGTCACGGCCTGGCTGCGGCTGTTGGCGATCAGCACGCCGATCATGGTGACAGCCCCGGCGATCAGGGCGGATAGAATGCTCTCCATTGGTATCACCCCCTCACCCCGTCCAGCGGGATTTGTTGGGCCGGGTGTCCACATGAACCCAGCCCTTGGTGCGGCCAGCCTTGACCGGGTAGCGGCCCACGCCGCCCCATGTGGGCATCAGGCTCTCGGCGTAGGCGGCCACGGCCTCCACGGTGGTGTCCGCCACCTGGATGTCCGCTGCCTTGCCCAGCAGGTGCTGGCTGGATTTGGAGCCGCCGACGGCGGTGTTGTGGGTGCCGGTGCGGTAGCCGCTGGTGATGGTGACCGCCTTGCCAAAGTGCTCCCGGATGGCCTGCAGCAGCACCACGAGGGTCTGGTCGATCATGATAGCGTCGCTGCCGTCCCGGCACCGGAACTCCCGCACCTTAAAGGCCGGCGCCAGCTGCTTGGCACCGTCCTTGGCGAGGCTGTACTGTTTGATTGCCATTTTGTCACGTCCTTTCTGTTTCGTCAGGTTCTTCTGTTTCTTCGTCCTGCTCGGATACTGCGGAGATGCCGTTTGCGGCCAGCAGCGTGTCAATATCGTCAAGGTATTTGGCGATTTTTCCAAGTGTCACGTTAAGGTTTTCACCGCTCACGATTTTTGACCGCGCGGACGGCTTCGTAAAGGCTACTTTACATACGTTCGCATAGCCGGAAAACGACTGTGCCGCTACTTCCGCCGGGAAGGCTGCATTTCCGGCGTAGTCGTACTTGTACAGATGACCAAACCTTGCAATGTTCGAGTTCACCCTCCAGGTCGTGATGCCGATAAACAGGAGGTTTAACAGGGCAAGATTTCCTTTGCTTGCGCCCGAAGTCGGAGGCTGTCCGGCCTGGAACGTCAGCCGGATGGAGTTGGTCTGATTTACCTGCGTCTGTGCTCCCCCGAATTGTTTTTGTAAAGGAATCTCATTCCAGCCGGTCCATCCGTCGAGGTTGTTGGTCGATATCACGGCAAAGTCATCTGGTGCCCCGATCCGGCTTTGTTCGATTGTGACGGTACACTTGTTGGAGCCGTTCGTCGACACATTGAGCAGGATGCACTTTAGCATTGTATACACATTGCAGTCATTTGCGGTGACCGTCACACGGAGCCTGTCGTTTACCGTTGCATAGCGGTCCCATACTTTTCCGATGGTCAGATTCGTACCCAGTGATTCGGAGAGCAGCTGTATCTTGTTTGGGTCGTTGCACCCGTAGTCCTCCCAAGTGTCACCGCCGTCAGTGCTGTACTCGACTTTCACGCCTGCGGGATCGCACAGTTCAAACTTGTTGCTGCCGATGGCTCCGATCAGAGCTGCCGAGACCGGGGACACTGCGCCTACAACGGCCTTGCCCCCCCAACCAACGTCTGTAGCGTACACATTGCCAGGCGACGAGCCGGGGACCCCCTGCGGCCCGGCAGGGCCCTGTGCTCCGGTGTCACCCTTTTCGCCACGCTCTCCTTGTGGCCCCTGCTCACCTTGTGGGCCGCGCTCGCCGGTGTCTCCCTTCGGTCCCTGTGGGCCTGCCGGGCCTTGCGGTCCCACCGCACCGGTGTCTCCTTTGTCGCCCTTGGGACCCTGCGGCCCGGTTTCTCCGGTGTCACCTTTGGGGCCTTGAGGGCCTGTCTCGCCCTGCGGGCCGACCGGGCCGATGGGGCCAGTGCCGCCCTTGTCACCCTTCTCGCCTTTGAAGTCACCGCTTGCGATGCCGTCCTTCAGCTCCTGCAGACTGCCAGCGGCTGCCTGAGCGCTCTTGCCTGCATTGCCAGCACTGGCGGCGGCTTCACTGGCGGCCGTCTGTGCGTCGGTCTTGGCCTGCTCTGCGGCGGTGGCATCGGTGTGCACGGCCCCCACCAGCTCCTGCCAGGCAGGTGTGCCAGGCTCCGGCATAGTGCCATCCTCTGTGCCGCTGTTGGCACTGACACGATACCGCAGGTCTGCGCTGGTCACAGTCTTGGTGCCGTCGCTGCCCTCAAAGGTAATGCAGCCATTGCCGGGCTGTGCGGTCACGCTGGCGGGCACGGCCACATAGCCGTCCACCACCAGGGAGGATGCCGGGGCTTTGCCGTCCGGGACGTGCCAGAAGCAGCGGATAGTCAGGCCCTCCCACTCGCCGGTTGCGGTGACGTTGAGCCGGTACACGCCCCGGTTCTTGGTGTAGCCAAGACACAAAAAACTACCATAGCCGGGTAACTGTATATGACCGTTACTGGTTAGCGTCACAGGTAAGTCGATCATGAGCTCACTCCTCACTCTTTTCGCCGGTCTTTTCGGCCAGCATGGCTTCCACGGTGCTGCGCAGACGGGCGGGCACCTCGTCCAGCGTCTTGATACCCTTGCGGATCAGGGCTGCATCAATTTTCCTCCTTTTCTTCGTACAGCTCGCACAGGGCCACCTGAAGATCGGTGACACTGCTCTCCACGGCGGTCACCTGCGTCAGCAGGTCGGCAAGGGTGGGGTAGTGGTAGCCGTCAATCCAGAGTTCCAAAGGGAACACTGTTTTGTATGGATAAACAACATGAAGGATGCCGTTTGTTTGGAATGTGATTGTAAAATTGATGTCACAGTCATAAGTTGTCGTGCCACCGCGTGCAATGCTTTTTTCAGTGTTATTATCGTGGCTGTTGTACTTGCCTTTGGTAATGCATATCTTATCAACATTGCCTGGAATCTGAACATCCCAAGTTGTGAATCTGTTAGGAGACGTCACATGGGTGTTCCACACCAGTCGCGCCTCCGACTTTACCGCCACGGCGGCAGCGATCTTATCATTGAGGGTCTTGCCGCTGAGGGTGCCGTCCTCGTCCACGTCCAGATAGTCGCCCACCTTCACGCCGCCAAGCTGGTCCGCCGCAGCGGGCGGCAGGGTGTACGGCGTGCCGAACTTTTGGTCCGCCTCGCTCTTGGTGTAAAAGTTCCCACTCTCCACCGCCGCGATGGCGGCGTCCAGGGCGTCGAGCTTGGTGTGCAGCTCAGTGGACAGCTGGGTCAGCATGGCCAGCGCCTGCGCCTGCAGCTGGGCCGTGGGGATGCCCTTGACCCCGTCCCGCATGAGGCCGCAGACGGCCTCATCGGTGCGGGTGTCGGTGATGTCTGCGGAGGTGACCGCCGCCGACCCCGCCGGGACAGAGATCGTGCACAGGCCCAGCTCGTACTGGTTGTGGTTCTGCAGGATGTCGGGCGGCTGAGCGGCCACGGCAGGCGTGCCGGTCTTGAGTCGGATGGCGGTGAGGTTGGACGACGTATCAAACTGCAGCACCACACGATCCACCCGGTTGAGGGTGTTGTCGGCGTCGGGCACGGTCAGCACCGTGTCCTCCCGGCTGCAAACGGACACGCCTTTGAAGTCGTCGTAGTTGATCCAGGCAAGGCCCGGGGCAATGGTGATCTGCCGGGTGCCGGTGATGCTGACGGCGAAATTGCTGTCCTTTGCGTAGACGCCGGACGTGCGGGTGCACAGGTAGGTGGCTACATCTTCGGCACTGTAGGTCACGCCGTCCAGCGGATAGGTAATGATGCTCATGTGTTTTTCCTCCTGAGGATGGGGGTGCCGATCTCGGTACTGACCGTATTTTCACCCTTCTGAGACTGCAGGGTCACCGACGTGATGCGGGCCGCTGCCTGGATGTCGGTGCCGGGCAGGCTGGCCGCCACCACCTTGCCCACCGTCACGGGGCCGGTAGGGGTGAACTCAAAATTCTCCAGCCGGGTGTGCTTCGCCAGCTCCTGCTCGCCCAGCGTGCGCAGGGCGGCAAGGTACTCGCTCTGGGACTGGCCGTCCTCCTTTTTCTTGCTGGAGGCATCCAGCAGCATCTCCCGCCGGGCCGTCCCGGTGTTGTCGGTGGCCCCCACGGTCACCGTGCCGTCGGCCCCCACCACGGTGCAGATGTTCTTGTAGTCCGTGATGCTCTCGGTATAGGCCAGGTCGGTCAGGTTGCCGTACTGGGGTGCATAGCGGGCGTTGGGGTCCAGCTTGGGCCGGTACAGCTCAAACAGCAGCTTGTTCTGCTGCTGGTCGAACCGCACCCGGAAGCCGATGTCCAGCTCCTGGCACACCTGCTCTGCAATGCTCAGCAGGCTGCCGGGCTTGACCTCTCCGGCGTAGGCGTCGGCCAGACCGGCCGGGTCGCCCAGCTCCAGGCAGGGCCATGCGGCGGCCCCGGACACCAGACCACGCAGCGTGTCCTCCACGGCAAAGCTGCTCAGGGTGCCCGTGCTGACCCGCTCGTCGAGGATGCAGGCGGCGTCCTTGGTGTAGAGGACCAGCTTGTGATCGGCTTTCTGGGCCGACACGATGCGCATGAGCCGGTCGCTGCCGACCAGCCAGAGATAACGGTCCGGGCGGCAGAGGGCCTGCAGGGCGGTGGTGTCGTGGAGCTCCAGCTGAGCCCCCTGCACGTTGCTGTAGACGTTGTAGCGCTCCGGCCAGACCAGAGACAGCCAGCTCTCGATGTGGCCCAGCAGCTCCAGCCGGTCGTTATAGACGCAGAGGCTCTTGTACCCGGATGCCGTCAGGGCGGATGTGATCTCAGCCATTGGAACCCTCCGTGATGATCGTGGTAAATGCGGCATGCATGGTCAGCGACAGAAACAGCCAGCCGTCGCCGGAATCCGCCGTGCGCTGCCATGCCTGCGCCCCGTGGTATACCGTCCAGAGGGTGCTGCTGCCGTCCAGCACCGAAAGGACGTCGTAGCCTTTGCCGTCGATGACCCGCTCCACCCGGAGCTCGCCGTTTTCCCGGTAGACCTGCAGCTCGTCACCGTCCTGCAGGGTCGTGATGAAGCGCAGATATTCGCCGGTCTCCGGGTTGATGACGCCGGGGTTGACCGCCTCGCCCCGGGCGGTCAGCGAGAGCTTCCAGCTCCGGGTGTCCAGACCGCTGTTGAGGATGCGGATGTAGCTGGCCTGTTCCCGGATGCCGTACTGATGCGAGGTGTAGCACACCGGCAGTCGGAACACGGGCGTTACCTTGATGGTGGCTGCCGTGGTCTTGGCCACACTGTGCCAGTAGGGGTTCGGGCAGTAGAGCTGGAAACTGAAGGTTGGCCACAGCACTGCCGGCGAAATGGCCGGGCAGCGCTGCACCTCGGCGTCACACCAGTATTTCCCGGCCACGGTCAGGCGGCCGGTGACGCCGGGAGCAAAAATGTCCCGCAGCTGGCGCTTGCAGTAGTCGGCGTTGCGCAGGATGCGCCCGGTGATGGTGCGGGTGACGCCGGAGATGCTCCGGCTGTCCACGGTGGCACCCACCTGCTGGTAGCCCTGGCTGGTCTCCAGCTCCACGGGCAGGTCGCCCAGCGGGTCGCAGCTCCACAGCACGCCGGCGGCATAGCCAAAAGCGAAGCTCTGGCCGGTGCCAGTGGTAAAAACAGCATCAAACACCCTGCAGCACCGCCCTTCTCTGCTCATACTGCGCTTCACGCATCAGGTCGGCGGCCGTCTGCGCTTTGCTGTAAATGTACTGGTTGACCTCGATGTTGGGCCGCTGGGTGCGCTGGGGCAGGCTGCGGGGCTGCTCGTAGTCCCATAGGGTGCCGGAGGCCCCCACAGTGCTGCCCGCCGCGCTGCCGGAGCTGGTGTGCTTGCGCTTGAACGCCACGCCCAGCCCCACGGTGATGGCGGCAATGGCGGCCACCAGAGCCGCGCCGGCGGCGATCATGGCAATGCCCTGAGGCGTGCCGATGCCGGTGGGCAGCAGTGCTGCGCCGATGGCCTGCAGCATGCCCACAAAGGCAGAGCCAATGGTGGAGATGAGGGCGCCCAGGGCGCTGTAAATGGCCGGGAATGCCGACAGCAGTCCGCCGGACAGCGCCGTGCTGATGCTGGTGGCTGCAGCGCCAAGCGGAGCCTTGAGGGAGGCAAAGGTGCTGGTGAGGATCTGGGCCAGACTGCCGGCCTGATCCACGATGCTGCCAAATCCGCTGGTGACACCCTGGGCGATCTGCCCGCCGAGGTTCCACGCCCCCTGCGAGACGCCCTGCACGCCCTTGAGCAATACGCCGTTGATTTGCTGGATGAGGCTGGTGCCCAGCTTGTCGATCCATTGCTTGGCTTCCGGGGCAAGGCCGGTGTAGAGCGTAGACAGCACCCACTCGCCCACGCTCTTCCAGTCCTGTTTCTTGATGGCGGTCACCAGCGTGTCGAAGGTGCCCAGGATGCCCTTGTCGGCCTCTTCCTGCCAGCCTTTCAGCAGGCCGGAGAAGGTGTTGGCGCTGGCTTCCTTGATGGTCTCGGCGGTGGTCCTGGCCCCGTCTGCGGCAATGGTCTCCACCTGCTCTTTGGTCACCAGCATTCCGTTGACGATGTCGGTGCAGGTCTTGGTGATGATCTGCTTTTGCTGGGTCGTTTCATCGGTCAGCGTCTCGGTGACGGTCTGGGTGGCGGTCCTGACGCCGTCCACGACGGAATCAAAGGTCGAGGTGACCGTGTCCCGGACGGTGGCAGCGATCTCTTCATAGGTCTTCTGGGTCTGGGCCGTGGTCTTGCCGTGGTCGGTGACATACTTGGTGACAGTCTTGTAGTTTTTCACCACGCCGTTCACCATCTCCTTGCCGGATTCGGTCACGGTGCGGGTCAGCCGGTCATACTCCTCGCTGCCCTTGAGCAGGTGCTCGGTGAGCTCGGTGGTCTGGATGGTCACCTTGCCCAGGGCGTTGGTGGTGTCGGTGTGGCCTGCGTCCTGCAGGGACCACAGCAGGGCCTCGGCGGCCTGTGCGGCGGCCTTGGTCTTTTTGGCCGCCTTGGTGGCGGCGTCCCCGGACTTGGTATAGGCCGGGACGACCACCTCCGCCATGGACTGGGCGCTGTCGGCCACGTCGGCGTTGGCGTCCGCCCAGACGGAGGACCAGTCGTTCCCGCTGGCGGTTTTAGCAATGGTGGCACCGGCGGTGGCTGCGATGGCTCCTGCACCAACCGCACCGCCTTTGCCGGTGAGGCCGTTGATAAAGCTCTGGATAAGGTTCTTGCCCCACTGCACCGCCTGCGAGGGCAGGCTCTTGATCCAGGCAAGCGCACTGGAAAAGCCGCCCTTGAAGGCGTTCAGCAGGCTGGAGCCCATGCTCTTCACGCCATTGGCCACACCGGTGAGGATGGTCTTGCCGATGTTCAGCCAGTTGATGGCCGAGATGACCGACAGCACCGCCTCCAGGATCTTTTTCCAGTTGGCCAGCAGACTGGGCACGGTCTGTACAAGACCGGCGATCAGCTGCACGATGATGGACACGCCCTGCGCCAGGATCTTGGGCATGTTATCGTTGATGACCCCGCAGATGTTGATGATGATGTCGGGCACATAGGCGATCAGGTCCGGCAGGCCTGCGATCAGGCCGTTCAGCAGCTGGGTGATGAGGTTCAGGCCGGCGTCCACGAACACACCGGCGTTGGCCCGCAATTCCTCGGTGAACTGCAGCAGCTGCGGCAGGGCATTGGACAGAAAATCCGGGATGCCCTGGGTGAAGCCCTCCGCCAGCGAGGTGACCAGCTGGGTGCCGGATTGCAAAATCTCGGGCACCAGTGTATACACCAGCTCCGGGATGCCCGCCAGCACGTTGCCGATCATGGGCAGCAGGTTGCCCACAAGGAAGGTCTGGGCCGTTTCCACCAGCCCCTGCAGGGGGGCGGTGAGATCGGCACCGGTGGACCAGTCGGCCAGCACGTTCTCGGCGGCAGCTTTCATGGCCGCAAAGCTGCCGGTCAGGGTGGTGGATGCCTCCTTGGCCGTGGTGCCGGTGATGTCCATCTCCTTCTGGATGACGTGGATGGCGCTGTACATGTCGGCTAGGTTGCCCAGGTCGTAGTGCACGCCAGAGATCTTCTCGGCGTCCTTCAGCAGGCGCTGCATCTCGGCCTGCGTGCCGCCGTAGCCCAGCTTGAGGTTGTCCAGCATGGTGTAATTCTGCTTGGCAAACCCCTGATAGGCGTTCTGGATGTCCTGCATGGAGGTGCCCATCTTGTTGGAGTTGTCGGCCATGTCCACCATAGCCATGTTGGCCAGATCGGCAGCCGCCTGGGTGTCCTGGCTCACGCTGGACAGCAGGCTGGCGGCAAAGCTGGTGGTCTGCTCCATGTAGTCGTTGGCCGACAGGCCCACGGTCTTGTAGGCCTGGGCAGCGTAGGCCTTAACGGTGTCGGCGCTGTCCTTGAACAGCGTTTCCACACCGCCCAGGCTTTGCTGCAGCGCGCCGCCCAGGTTGATGGATTCCGAGATGATCTTGCCGATGCCGGCAGCCGCGATCACCTTTTTCAGGGTGCCCACCAGCTGGGCACCGAGGGACTGTCCGGCGGCGTCACCGGCTGCCGCAGGCTCCCCGCCCAGGGCTTCGGTGATCTTGCCCTGGATGCCCTCTGCCGAGGGCACGATCTGCACATACGCTTTTGCCAGCTCAATGCCGTCCGGCATGGTCATCCACCTCCTTTCAGGGCCGCAAGGGCGGCCTCAAACTCTTCCGGGCTGTCGTAGCTCTGCACGTCGGTATCGCTGTCCACGGACAGGCCGTGCAGGTCTGCCAGCACAGAGGGCACCGTCCGGGTGTCGTTGCTCAGGCCCCACAGGATCTGCGTCAGGCGGTCGGCGGTGTAGGCTTGCAGCTCGATGTGCAGCGGCACGGTCTTGCCGCTGGCCTTCATCATGCTGCGGCTGTCCTCCGGCAGGCCGGCAGCAAGGGTAGCCGCCAGACGCAGCGGCAGGCTGCGCCAGTCCAGCACATGGTAATATTGCGCGAAATCGCAGATGAGCGCGTCCTCGTCCGATGCGATCAGTTCGGCGAGGATGCAGAGTTTTTTCCGGCCCGAGAGCTACGGACCAGTTCCATCAGAGCTGCACTCAAGGCACTCATGGGAACGATGCCCTTTTCATTGCGCAAATGATCATACAGGCGTTTTTTGTTCTCCGGCGTCAACATTTTGTCGCGCAGCAGGAAGGTGGACGCAACTTCATTCGGGTCGGTCGTCACCTTTTCCAGCAGTTCCGAATCATCCAGGAAATTCTCGTCCATCTCGATTTCAAAGCCGTCGTTCGTTTTTGCAGTGATCATGCCTGCACCTCCTTGGTCTTGGCAGCGGCCTGGGCGGCAGCAGTGCCGCCCAGAATGTACTCGTAATGGGTGTTGCCCTGGGCATCCGGCACGGCGGTCAGGGTGGTGTTGTAACCCACGGCGCTCTTGGCGTAGGTGATATCGCCCACGGCGGTGACGGCGGCATCCGGGATGACGATGCGCTTGACCGCCTTGTTCTTCATCACCATCTCAATGACCCAGCTGCAGTCCTTCTGCTCGGAGGAGTTTGCCTTGACCGTGATGCCGGTGTCCAGCGTGCCGGTGACGTTGTCGTCGCCGTACACGGACTTGAGCACCTCCACGTTCAGGGCCTCCAGCAGGGTGTACTGGAAGGTGTCGGGCTTCTCGGTCTGCTGGGTCAGCACGGTGTCGCCGCCCCAGGCGTTGGTGTTCTCGCTGGAGGGCGAGTTGCTGTTGGTCACGCCGTCCTCGGAGGCGTAGCCCAGGCACTTAAAAGCCTTGTCCAGTTCGGTCTTGGCGTCGGTGGGCAGCGGGGTGCCCAGCGGGGCACGCCAGATGGCACCGCCCACTTTGGGCTTGGCGGCGGTTACTTTGGTTGCGTCTGCCATGTGTAGTTCTCCTTTCACAGGTCAGTAATGAGTGATAGAAAAAACGGCCTGGTAGCGGGGCCGTTTGCGGGTGGTGTCCGGGAAATTGTAGTCGGTGATAAGGTCGCAGGAGACCACTTCCGGCAGGGTGTCGGCAGCCTGCATGGCCTGCACCACCCAGTGGTTCAGCCGGGCGGCCTCATAGTCTGTGCCGCCGTAGGACTGCACTGCCAGCGTGGCGGTGTAAATGCCCTCGTCGCAGCCGGAGCCGGTCTTTTCCAGGACACAAAAATTGCCGGAGGGGTTCTCCGGCACGGATAAATAGCAGGGAAAAGCGTTTTCCCGCAGGTAATTCAGGATGATTTCTTCGATCATTTCAGGGCCTTTAAAATGGAATTGGTGTCGGCGTTCTCCTTGCGGGCGGCATAGCTTTCCGCCCGGACTTCCGCCACGGCACGGGTGGGTCCGGTGTAGTACACGGCTTCGTACCCGTCGCCCAAGCGGCTCTGGGCCGCAAAGGCAAGGCGGTTCAGGCCGTCGGCCAGTTCCTTGCTTTTCAGCAGCTTGCCGACGCCTTTCTTGTTCAGCCTGACCTTGACGTTATTCAATCCGTTCCACCTGCACTTTCTTGTTCCAGGCAAGGGGCACCATGGATCCGATGCCCTGCACGGCCCCGCCCACGGTGCGGAAAGTCTGGCCCCAGAACGCCACCCGGACATTGTTCCAGTCGTGGGCGTCGCCCTTGGGGAGGGCCAGCGTGTAGGCGATGCGCCGCCCGGTGAGCTGCAGTTCGGTGACCACCGCCTCGGAAGAGGGCTCGCCCACCAGCACATTGTGCACGGTGACGGGCGTTTCCTCATAGATCGGGGCATGGAAACGGTCCTCACCGGTCTGGGTCTTGGTGTACAGGGTGATGTCAATTCCTTTCAGCATAAGTCCTCCAGCGGGCTGCGGGCTCCGATCTTGCTCCCGACGCCCAGCAGTTTCTTTTCCAGCTTGGAAAGATACAGTTCTCCGGAGGATCCGCTGCCCATGGTCCAGCTCTGGCTGTAGCCCAGGGCGGTGGCGGTGCCCTGCGTGGCCCCCATAGGGAAACTCACGCCGTCCTCACCGTCACCCAGCGGGCGGCGCACCATCCGGCAGGACACCACACGCTTGGTGTCGGCATCCGCGTCCGGGTTGTAGTGGTCGATGATCACGGCCGCTTCGCTCAGCAGGGCAACGCAGCGGGTCTGTTCCTCTTTGGAGAGAGCACGGAAGCCGGCCTCCACATCCTGCACTTCAGCGTAAAGCATGGGAAGCACCTCACTTTGCTCTGGTCTTGCGGGCCGCCTTGGGCTTTTCTGCCGCAGGGGCAGCGGGAGGGTCCCGCGCCACCTGCTTATGGCCTGCAGCGGCGTATTCTGCCGCGCGCTCCTCCGCAACGTACATGACCGTACCGGTCAGCTGATTGATAAACTCCACCATCAGCCCGCCGCCTTAGTCAGCTTGTTGAACACGGTGGTATCGCAGCGGAAGCCCACCTCAATCTCGGCACGCACGGCAAACATGTTCTGCTGGAACAGGTTGATGGAGGTGCCGCCGTCATCCAGGGTAGCCTGGTCTGCAATGGCGATCTGTACGCCCTCCACGGTGCCATACACCGCCTGGGTCCAGTCGCCGGCAAAACCGACCACATCCGGCGCGCCGGAAACATACGCGCCCTTGCTCTGCACGGTCTTGGAGCCCAGGATCATAGGCACGGCACCCTCGGCCACGCTGTTGATGAACAGCGGGCGCTTGTTGCCGTCCACAGCATTCAGCAGCAGGGCCTTGCCCTTGGGGGACAGCACCCAGCCGTTCAGGATGCCGTTGTGGTCGGCAATGTCGGCGTCAGCGGCCACCAGACCGGCGTAGGCGTCGGTGCCGATCTCCTGCGCGGTGCAGGCTTTCAGGGTGTCGAAGTTGGAGCCGGGGGCCGTCACGCCGCCGAACACAGTGGCGTCGAACTTCTGAGCCAGCGCCAGCGGCAGGCGCTTCACCAGCTCGTCGTACAGGGTCGGCACATCGCGGCGGAACTGGTTGGAAAAGGGCACGATCACGGCCAGCGTGTAGGGCTGCATGACCTTGGTGGCCAGAGTGCCGCGCTTGACCGGCTTTTTCTCGGTCTCACCCACCCAGGCGGCCTCGGGGTCGCCGGTGATGATGGGGATGGTCGTGCCCAGGCCCGGCAGCTTGATGGAGCGGGCCAGTGCCATGACGGCAGAGCTCTCCTGGGTCTTCTGCAGGATCTCGCTGGACACCTCGCCGGGCAGGGTGATGGTGGTCGTGCGGTTGATATCGGTTGCTGCCATTGTAAATAATCTCTCCTTTACAGGTTACTTGGTCACCTGCTCGAACCAGTCGGCAAACTGCTGACGGGTGGAGCAGGTGGGGGTGTGGTGAGGGTCACCGCCGTCCCGGACGTTGGGGTAGCCGGGCTTTGCAAACTTGAGGATGGCCTGTGCCTGTGCGGTACAGGCTTCCTCGGTGTCGCCGCTGAGCAGGTCAGCGGGCACGCCGGTGGCAGCGGACACCTTGGCGCGGACTTCCCGCAGGGTGTTGGCGCTGTTCAGGGCGTCCAGCTGCTGCTGGAGCTTTGCGGCCTTCTCGTTTGCTTTCTGCAGCTCAGTCTTGCCTGCCTCCTGGGCGGCATCGAACTGGGCTGCCTTGGCTTTCAGGTCGTCGTAGTCGGCGTATTTGGAGCGCTCACGGGTCAGCCGGTCGGAGATGATGGCGTTCATCTCCGCCTGGGTAAAGGTGCGCTCGGTCTGCTGCTCTCCGGCAGCGGGGGTGTTTTCCTGATGCACAGTTTCTGCCATAATGGATTCTCCTTTCCGGCTTTACCGCAGCCGTGGCGTTGTGAATGATAGGCCGGCAAAAACACCGGCACATGGCACCGTCTGCAGGGTTCGGGCCTGCGGCATCCGGTTTTGGAGACCGGCGCTCTGCCTCTGAGCTAAGACGGCATGAAAAAAGCACCGTGCATTTTTTGCACAGTGCTTAAAGAAAAAGGACGAGATCAGCGGTCAATTGCGGTAACGATCAGAACCAGCACGATCCAGATGGCAAGGCTGATCCAGAGTGGTGACAGCACCCAAAGCCATGACCAGTGAATAAAACCAGTCAACTTTAAGGCGATAAAGAGAATACTCAGCAGGCCGCAAAAGCCGATGCCAGAGTTGGAACCAGAGTGCTTATCCATAGAGTGCCTCCTAAAAATGGGCAAAAGAAAACCACGGTGCGTGTGCATCGTGGTTCAGCGGATGGGGAGAATCAAATACGCCCCTGCTCTTTTAATTTTGCAATTTCCTCAGGCGTCAATTTCCGAAATTTGACAGGCTCTTTTGCCCATGCTTCCTGACGCTCCTGCCAAGCAAGTTCGCCTTCCGTCATATGTTTGTTATCTTTCATGGCAAAATCACCTCCAACACAACTTCTTTCTCTTTTGATAATAATACTCTATACAGGGTGTCTTTGTCAAATAAAAGTTCTCGTTGCTCCTTGAATTTGCTTAACGGTTCAACATATCCAGCCAGAGAACCAGACCTCGCACAAATTGTAATGCGAAAGTCTTTTTTCAAAGAGCCGCTTTTCACTACGGATGTGCTGTAAAATTGTCCGGGGCAAACAATATCTCCCACCTGCATCCCGTCGAAAGGATTGAATTCCATTGCCCGATAGCACAAAACATCATGCTCCAAGGGACTGCGTTTTAGTGCATCAGAGATTCGCTCAGCATACATGCGCAGATGGGCATCTTCTTCTGAATCGCCGCGCAGCATTCGGTTGATGCGTTCAAAGAAACGGTTCGGCCTTTGATCTCCGGGGTTATATGTATACTTTTGTATGGCGTCTTGTTCGGCAGCAGAGAGCTTATCAATCCACGGCTGGGCCTCTTTACGGAGAACATCGACCACCTGATTTTCAGGAAGCGGATTAAAGTTTTGGATTTTGGGTAAGGCATTTTTCACGGCATACGCCGCCCGCTTCTGGGCATTGATGGCATCCTTCCGGGCGGCATAGTCAATGCGCCGCATGGCGTTGATGTCGCCGCCGGCGGCATTGTACTGCGCCAGATACTTGTCCGGGTCATACCCGGCCACGGTGGTGCGGTGGTCGAACCGGATGGCAAACTCACAGTCGCAGTTGGCATGGACGTGCTGGGCGTGGCCGCCCTTCAGCACCTTGTCGCTGGCGTTCTGCCAGCCGTTGGACGCCAGTGTGATGCAGAACGGGCAAGTGTCCCCGTGGGGCACCCAGGCCCACTCGGCACCGTCCCGGGCGGCATTGCGCAGGGAGGTGTCTGCCCCGGCACGCTTCACCAGACGGCTCACACCGTTGGGCAGGTTGGCGGGGTTCTGGTCCTTGGTGGCATTCACCATGCGGGCCACCTTGTTGTAGCTGGCGGTCTCGGCAGGCTCTGCCGCGGGCACCAGAGCGCCCTGCGCCTCGGCCAGGGCGTCATACATCTGGCAGGCCAGCTCGGCGCTGCCCTCACCGTACTTCGTCACAAGGCCGTAGGCGTATGCGATCAGGTCCGCCGTGTCTGCGGTGCCGTGCCGGTCGATGTATTCCCGCATGAGCTGCCCGGCTTTCTGGTTCAGCCGGGACAGGCGGGTGATGTACTCATTCCACGTTTTCGCTGAGATCTGCATCTTCCATCTCCATCAGCAGTTTCTGTCCGCGCTGGCGCTGCTCCTGCGCCTTGATGCGCCGGATGTCCGCCTGATCAAAGCCGATCATCTCCAGGAATGTGTCCGTGCCGGCAAACTCCTGCCGGGCGGATGCGATCTTGATGGCAGCGTCCGCCGTCACCGCCACGCTGGGCATGGCTGGGTTCTTGAAATGGGCCACAATGCCGGTCTCTTCCTCGGTCAGGTCGGCAAGAGAGCACTCCCGGGCCACCGCCTGCGCCATGCGGGCGATGGTGCACAGAGCGTCCCCGTTGCCGGTGTTGAGCTGCTGCGCCAGCAGCACCAGCGTCTGGCTCTGGGCCAGAATGGCGTCGCTGCTGGTGGGGTTGGCGTCGTTCACCACGCCCACATCGGTGACGGTCAGGCCGGTGGCCGCTGCAAACTGGGTAGCCGTCATGCGCATCTTTTCCACATGGGGCGTCAGGCTGCCCTGCGCCAGCTGACCCAGCACCGGGTTTTCGCCAGTCTCGGGGTTCGAGGTGGCCGCAATGATCGACCCGATGTAGGTCTTGAATTTGTTGCTCACAATGGCGTCATACTGCTCATCGGTCACACCCAGAATGTATTTCTGCGGGGTGGTGTCGAACTCCAGTGCAATGGTGGCGTTGGCTGCCGTGCGCACATAGTCGTCGATCAGTGCCCGGATGGGGCGCTTGAGGCGGCTGCGGCCAAAGGGCTTGGAGTTGGTGGCGTTCCAGATCAGGGGTTCCATCAGCGGGCGGCCCATGGGGTGGGGCTTGCGCTCTGCCGTCCAGAAACTGCCGTTGCCGCGCAGCACGATGAGGTCCGTGTCGGTGTAGAAATACACCAGCGTGGGCCGCCAGGCGTCCTCGAAGTGTTCATCCTTCACGGTGTCGATGATGGCCATGCCGCAGTCGATGCAGCCCTTCTCGCCGCTCCAGAGGGCCGAAGCCATGGCGGGCGAGTGGAACCGGACACGGCAGCCAATGTCTGCATCAGCGGAAAGGGTGGCAAACACGCAGCCGTATTTCAGCTCGTCCCGGCAGGCCTTGGCGTACTCGGCCACCAGACGGTTATCGGCCACCAGCTTCGCCAGGCCGTCCAGGCTGCCGCCGGTGCCCACAAAGCCGTCAAACATGCTGCGTGCAGCCAGCACATCCACGGCCTTCTGGCCCCAGCTGCAACCGACTTCCAGATTGCGCAGGCCCTGCGGCAGGGCAATGCCGAGGTTCACATCCCGTAGGGAGATGTGCCCCTCATAATACTTGTCTTTGGTGGCGTTGCGGCTCTGGTGGTAGTTGTAGGCCGCGGCCAGGTCCTGCAGCTGTTTCTGCTCTTCCTGCGTCAGCCCCGGCACATGGCCAAAATTCAAAGTTTGCATTGCGTTCCTCTTAACCGATCTTCATCTTGCGGGTGGGGTCCCGGCGGCTGGTCTTGGCGCCCCAGAGGGCCAGAGCACAGGCTTCCACCGGCAGGCTGTCGTCCCCGCCGAAGCCATAGCCCCCGCCGATGGGCCGCTTGACGGCGGTCACGGCGCTCGCATCCAGCGTGGTCTGGGGCTTATACCAGGTCAGCGCTCCCTCGTTGACGCTGTTGGTAAAACCGCTCACGGCGGCAATGATGTCCCGGGCGGCAGGGCGGATGACGGAGTTCTTTGCCCGCCATACCTCCTTGATGCGCTCCACCAGCACGTCCACGCCGTTGCGGCCGTCAATGACCACACAGCTGGCTTTGCCGTACCGGTCGTTCAGCCAGTCGGCCAGCCAGGCAAGGCCCTGGCCGGAGGGCCGCAGCTCGATGAGGGACACCCGGGCGGGGCCCTCTTTGGGGATCACGGCACCGCACAAGCAGACGGCGCTGCCGTCCGCTGCAAACTTGACGCCGTAGGCGGTCTTGCCCTCGGGCTTCGGATCCTCGCTGGCACAGGCTGCCCAGGCGGTGCGGTCGATGGCGTAGTCCAGATGCTCCGTGGTTTCCGGGCTCCACCAGCCCAGACGTTCCCGGGCAAAGGTGTCCGGGTCCAGCTGTTCAGCCTCGCCCTCAATGGTAGAAAACTGGATGCGCCGCCCGAGGGCCGGGTTTGCGGCTGCCCAGCGCTCCGGGTCCTTCACGTTGCCGATCTCCGGCACCGAGAACTCGAACCAGGCGGCTTTTTGGGCGTCGCCGTCCAGCGCGCGCCGACGCAGCGCACGGAACACGGTGCCCACGGCATCCGGCCCGGGCGGCGTTCCCACATAGATGGTCTGGGGGTTCAGGCTGGCTGAAATGGCCGGCAGGAAAGAGCCCTGGGCGGTCTCGTCCAGCTCCTGCGCCTCGTCGAAGATGAGCAGGTCGCCGTGCTGGCCGCGTCCGCCGTTGCGGGTGCGGGCCAGAAACTTGATACGGGCACCGCTTTTCAGGATGATCTGCTCCCGGCCCAGCGCCGTCTTGATCTCAGCCACATGGCGGCGCAGCTTGGGGCTCTCGAAAAAGGCCCGCATTTCCTCAAAAGTCTCGGTAGCGGTCTTTTGCAGGTGGGCCGTGTAGATGACGGTCTCGTTGAACAGCAGCATGCCGGCCTCCGCGCGGCCCTGCACCAGCAGGCTCTTGCCATTCTGGCGGGGCACGCTGCCGCCCGCAGTGGGGGCAGACCATTTGCCGGACACCGTGCGGCCCATCCAGTCGTCCAGAATGTCGCTCTGCCACGGATCCAGCACCGTGCCGCCAGCACACAGGATGCGCACGGCGTCCTGCCCGTCGGTGGCGTTATACGGCGGTGCGATGTGTGCGGACGGCTCCTGGTTTCCCATCACTTTCCCGCTGTGCGAGGATCTCGCTGATCTCGTCCGTGTCATCTGCTGCTCCTTCGATCTCTTCAATTTCCCGGATGGTCTCCCGGTATTGCTTGGTCAGCTGGGGCAGTGCCCGGCAGTCCTCACAGGCATCAATGCCGGAAGCCAGGACTTTTGCCAGCTGCTTCAGCTGCTCCAGCCGGGTGCCCCGGGCCGTGACGCTTTTCATGGTTGCCATGCCCTGACACCCCTTTCCAATTTTTCCTGTGTGTAAATCGGCGCTGACGGCCCTGGGTCGCCGGGGTCACGGGAGGGGGGACCCTCCCCACCTACCACTCGCCGTCCTGGATCCGCGGCGCACTGATGCGTTTTCCGGGCTTTTTCGGCTCGGTTTGCACCACTTTGTTGCCCTTCTGGGCATTGCACCAGTAGTGTGCCGGTTGGAGGTTGCTCCAATCTTCCGCCGCAGCTCGTGCGGAGGGGTAGCCGAACTGCCGCCAGAGGGACACCGGCCAGATCTCATCCACAACAAAGGACAGGGGATGCTGTGCGTCCGAAGGCTCATCATAATGGATCGGCCCAAGACGCCCGTGACAGATGCCGCACTCGCCGCCCATGGCACGCAGCCGGGCTCTGTGCTTCCGGCGCAGCTGGCCGTTGGCGTAACGCGGATTCGTCATGGGGCAACCTCCTGCTGTCTGTAAAAGAAACGCCCGCACACATATGTGCAGGCCGAATGCTCTATGTACCTCTCCGACATATCCCGGGGCTCTTTTCAGGGGCGGGGTATCTGCCAGAAGGGGGCAGGGTACAAAAAGCCCCCGGGGTATCTGCAGGCGCGGGGGTATGAAAAAGCCGCCCATGCGGACGGTGAGTTGTTTGCGACCGGTGCGCAGCTGCCCGCAACGGCAGCTTACTGGACAGAAGGGAAAGTATCCGCTTGGCTCACAGTTGCCATGCACTTTTTGATGGTGCTATTCTTATGACCTATGTTCATCCAGCAGCCCCGCCGGGATGCAGGCCTCAACAGTGCCACGGATAGCAAAATAAGAATTGCCCGGCTGGTACATTCAGGCTGTTGGGTGAGTAAATGTGTGTTCCCCTGTCGCAGCCGGGCAATACAAAAGCCGCAGGATGCCGGTATGCTCCGGTTCCTTACGGCTTTTGCAGTGTAATGATACCACAGACAAAACAGTGCAAAACAGTGCGCATTGCCCTCAAAACAGTGCAAAACAGTGCGCATTGCCCTCAAAACAGTGCAAAACAGTGCGATCACTGGCTTTCTGGAATGTTCAGTACTTTTACAGCAGCCTTGTGCCGCCGGTATACCTGGCTCACATCCATCCCGATTTTGACGGCAATCTGCTGCCACTTCATGCCGCCAATGTACCGCATATACAGAATGCCATAATCCTGCATATCCACGGTCTGGGCCATGGTGTCCATGATCTCCTTGCGGATCTGCTGGCACTCCATGACCTGAGCGTTTGCCTCCTGCACGGCATCCATGATACGCTCCACCGCTCTGGGCAGCGCCTGACCGTCACCGGCCCCGCCGGGCATCCCGGACAATACCTGTGTAACGTGCTCGGCAGCAGTGCGGTACTGCTCCACCTCGTCCAACTTCATTCTCTCCATCCGGGCGGCCTTGCGATACCGCCGCAGCCACTCCTTTTTTTCTTCATAGGTCATCGGGTATCCCTCCCATTACCGGTGCTTTTGTTAATTTGCGGTCACGCAGGTAAAGCGCTGCGTCATCTTGTCAAATTCCAGCCCGGCATTGCCCACGCGGCCCTCTTTGTTTTTGGTCAGGCGGCTGAAATAGGTGTCACCGTCAGCAGACAGCAGCAAAATAGCATCCGCGTCCTGTTCGATCTGGCCGGATTCACGCAGATCCGCGTTAGATGGTTCAGCCCTTGCAGCGTTACGGTTCAGCTGGGCCAGAGCCACAACGAGGATGCCGGTTGTCTGGGCCAGTTCATGCAGCGCAATGGAGATTTCAGTGATCGCGTTGTATCGGTCGCTACTGCCGCGCTCATGGATCAGCTGCAAATAGTCCACGAAAATGATATCTGCTTTCATGCGGAGAGCTTGCGCCTTGATCCACGCCACGCCCTTGCCTGCGGCAGAGCGAATGTACAACGGCCAGCGCTTCATATCGGCCAGCCGGTCGAGCTCGTTTATTGACAGGGTTTTATTTTTGACCGCCGAGAGAGGAGCGTACAGCTGGTTTGCGATCAAGCGCGCCTGCAGGGTGGCCGGGTCTGTTTCCAGCGAGAAATAACACACCCGCTTGCCCTGCTTCGCCATCCCGGCAGCAAGCTGGAGGCTCAGAGCGGTCTTGCCCGCGCTGGGTCTGCCGCCGATCACGAAATAGTTGCCGGGAACAAGGTGCAGGTTTTCGTCCAGCTTGGACAGACCGGTGTGGATGTACCGGGGTTTCTCTCCCAAGTGCCGGATATAATCATCCAGCAGCTCGCCCACACTCTGAAAATCTCCCTTCTCGGTGTGGATATCCAGTGCTTGCCCCATCTGCTGGTACAGATCCGGCAGGTCATCAAAGGCGGTTGCGGCGTCCACGGCCTTAAAAGCGAGGCTCTGGAAACGGGCCTTTGCGGCATCCTCCATGATGATCCGCGTCCACTCTTCCACGCGGTCACGGGTCAGCCGGATGCACTCACTCTCACAGGAGGCCACGCAGGACAGCAGGTTTTGCTTTTGGTCTGGGTATTTTGCCGCGATCTGCATGATATCCAGCAGGCCCTTTGTGATCCAGAACCCTTGCACGGCTGCAAAGGTGGGCTGCAGTTCAGGCCGGAAATGCTCAATGCTCAACTCCGGCAGGGAATACGGTGCCAGCTGATCGTCCATCAGCAGCGCGCCTATCAATACGCTTTGCACGTCCATCACAGATCCTCCCATGTACGCCCGCCATACGGGGTTGCAGGCTGTGCAGCGGACTGGCCCCACTCTTTCCGGTTCCTCAGCCAGTTACGCGCTGCCGCTTTCCAGTCCTTCATCTTGGTTTTGCCCACGATCCACCCGTTAGCCTCGTACCGGTCAACGAACTTGTCAGCCTCGGTCTGAGCATCAGCAGGCGGGACACCACGCTCCCGGAAGTACGCTCTGACCTGTTCCACCGTAGGCGGTGAAAAACGAGTTGCGGACGGCCCTTTATTCTCGCTTTTATTATTATTTTCTTTCTTGGGTGCACATTCTGCACCGGTAGAGGTGCACTTTTTGCACCCATCAGAGTGCACATTATTCACCGGTGCATTTTCTTCACCGGTGCACTTTTTGCACCCATCAGACGCAGAAGCACACGCCGCCGGGCGAAGCGCTGCATACCGGTTTGTGGGCCTGCCGTTTACCGGCTCAGTCCACTTGCGGATTAGGCCGTCCTTTTCCAGTTCAGCCAGCAGGTTCAGCACGGCCCGCTTGCTCAGCTTGAAATACTCCACAATGTAGCTGACAGAGCCATAAAAGCAAGACTGTTCGTCCTGTGAAAAACCCCAGATCAGGGCATAAATCAAGAGTTTGTTGCCGTTGAGGTTGTAGTCTGTGACCATCCACGGCTGCACTACAACATATCCGTCTTTTCTCATCCTGTCATCCTCCTGAATCAAAAGGGGAGATCGTCATTATCATCGATCACGGCAAAATCGTCCACGCCGCCGTAATTGGCAGGCGGGTCAGCCTTGGGCCATGCCTCAGAGCGCGGCGCAGCCTCGCCGCCGTCATCCACCTTGGCGCTGCTGGTGCCCTTGGAGCCGCCAAAGTTAATGTTTTCGGCCACCACGGCAAAGGCGGTGCGGTTGTTGCCGTTCTTGTCCTGGTAGTTGCGGGTCTGGATGCGGCCATTTATGGCGATCAGACTGCCCTTGGAAAAATACTTGCACACAAAGTCAGCCTGCGCCCGCCATGCCACGATATCCACAAAATCAGCCTGCCGCTGCTCACCCTGCCGGGCAAAGTTACGATCACAGGCAATGCGGAACTGACAGACGTTCACGCCCGCCGGGGTGGTGCGAAGTTCAGGGTCAGCCACAAGGCGGCCCATGATAGCTACAACGTTAAGCATTGAGATAGTCCTTTCCAACAGCGGCCATCCACGCAGCGTGTGCGCCGGGGCCGTTCTGTTCCTCATATTTCGCTTGTGCGGTGGCCTTTAAGGTCTGTGCACAGGTGGCATTGTGGTGAGCGCTCAGGCCCGGCTCATTGTGGTGCCGGTGACAGAGCCAAACCTTCAGGCCGTTGCGCTCGGAAAAGGGCCGCAGCGGTCCATTGAGGACGTGATGCTCCTCCAGCCCGCTGGTGGTTTTGACGGCGTACCAGCGGCGGCAGATATAGCACTCCTTCTCTGCCTGTATGATGCTCTTGGCCATTATGGCTCCTTCCATTCCTGCCAGTAGGCAGTTACTATGGGATCATTTACGCCCATCTCAGCGAGGCGGTCAAAGATCCCGTCGATCAGATCTTTCATTTCGGCGGTGGTAAAGGTGGAACTGCCCTGCGTGCATTTGACCGTGCAGCGGTTGCCGTCCAGTATCTCCACTACATGGACAAGCCGATAGCACCGGCGCAGGATCTCCACCGCGCCCGCCGGGACTTCCAGATAGTCCACCTTGGCCCCGTACTTTTCCAGCATCTCCAGATAACAGTCCTCTGGGCTCACGCCGCCGGTGCGCCCGGCGTTGTAGGCGTCAGCCATGATGGTGAGCAGCGCCCACATGAGGCGGTTCTGCTGAGTGCTGCGGCCTTTGCGTTCTGGCTCCACGGTCAGGGTCAGGCGCAGGGGCCGCCCACAGGCCAGATTATCCAGACGCTGGAGAATTTGAGTTTCCACAAATTCCGCAGAACTTTCCACTGTGACCCGCCGGGCGGAAGGGTCATAGACTACAGGCAGCCGGCCGATTACTTTTCCCATGTGATTTTATGGCCGTCTTTGTCCACAAACTGCACGCTGATGATCTCGCCGGTGTCCGGATGGCGCAGGAACTTATCCACGGTCAATGCGGAGGAGAGTTTATACCCCACCACCTGCGGCGGATCGCTGGGCTTGCGGCCCTGCTTCTGCACGCCCACGATGGCTACCTGATCCGCACGCAGCACAATGGCAGGCAGTGACATCACATCGCTGCCTGCACCCCACAGTTCTGCTGCAGCCACAAAGCTGGTCTCTTCTTTCCAGCGTTCAGGGCTGCCAGGGTGCTTGCCCTCCAATGCGGCGGCATCCTTGAAGCAGTAGTCCTTCATGTACGGGTTGAACACACCCACGGCACACCAAAGGCGGCCATCCGCAAAATAGCGGCGCTCTGCCCAGCCCAGAGGGCCAAAGGTCTCGTTCAGGATGCCGCGCACAGCGTCTGGCCTGGGCATTACGAAAATTTTTACGGCGTCCTTGGAGATGTCCCGGATGATTACCACCGCTTCCGCAGGATGCGTCTGGCGAGGCTTCGGACATTCCAGGGGAAACTGTGCCACCGGCGCCGCCGGGCGCTCCTGTGCGTTCTGCGGGGCCTTGCGGCGAGGCGTTGTTGATTTGGTCGTTGCCATATAGGTCAACTCCTTTCTGTGTTCTACACTGGCAGTGGCTTTTGTTTTACCTCCTGCCACCATTGGAGGAAAAAGGAATCAGTCTAACACAACATCCAGAATCTGATCGCCTCGAAGAATATAGCGGTTGTGTGCCGCCGCGATCCAATATGTGATCATCGCAATGTGACTCTGGTGGCTGCTTTTAACGGCGATGAATCCAAATGGCTTTTCGACTGCCAGCATATCAGCAGCCACATCATCCTCGACCTCAAAATGCGCCACAGCCTCCAAAGCATCCAAAGAGGCTAAGTGTTCATGGTAGGTGTAAGTGACAGCGAGTGTTTTCATAAAGCCTCCTCCAGACGTGTGATCTCATAGATTGAGTTATACAGGTAGTGCCGCCCACCCCGCAGGTATTCCAGATGCTGCAGCAGCATTTCCAGCGCATACAGGGCAGGCGGCGGGTCCTTGCCTTTCAGGTGGAAATCCAGCCAGTGGATCAGATCGATATACTGGCTCCTGTCGATGCGCAGGGCAACGCTGGACGGAAAGGCGTGCCCATGATCATCGGCGGCATAGTAGCTTACGCCCACATATTGCAGGCAGCCGGAGTTCGTGGTATACTGAGAGCGCAATGTCTTTGTATTGGGCTTGTCCGTGTTGGCGCACGGGCAGGCTCTTTCTTTTTGCCCGGTCATAAGCCCAACACCTCACGCATGAACTCGGCTTCTTTGTCCGTGAAAACTGCGGCCTTTCCCGCCTTGCCGGTGACAACTTCCAGAAAATTCTCTTTCACGGCTTTTGCCACCTCGTCGGCCAGCGCCGTGCCGATTGCCAGGCGGAGGTGTTCGGGTGCGTTGGCGGGAATGACCGAGGCCACAGCGGCCGCAAGTGCAATGCTCATAGTGTTCGCAATGTCAGAGCGGGCCGTACCATCCGGCGCGTCCACATTGACAGAAATTCTCCGGCCCTCGGTTTTAATGGCAATCTTCATGGTGTTTCCTTCCTTTTCCTCTGGTGCGCGGCGGGGGCAGTTCGGCCTCACGGCGCTCTACGAGTTCCCGCTGCATGATGTATTTATACGGTTTCTTGGGTTTCCGGGTCTGTGTGTGGGCGTAGTGCGTGGTAAATGCGGCGGTGCTCTTGTAACCCAGCCGCCGGGCCACCATTGCGGACGTGCCGGATGCAATCAGATCGCCGGTCTTGGCATCCCAAACGGTGTACCAGTTGCAATAGTTGTAAAAATCAGCCATTGCCGTGCTCTTCCTTCATCAGTGCTATGAGGCCGTCAAGTTCCTTGGCAACAAGGTCATAAGTTTCGGCCCGTGCCTTGCAGCTGGCCTTTACCGGGGCAGCGGATGCGTCCAGCAGGTTTGCGCTGTTCGTGTTGCGCTGGGCGAGCCGCCTATACTGCTGGTTCAGGCTCTCCGCGTATTCAATCGCTGTCATGCCCATGTCATGCACCCCGCCGGGCATCGTTCCGGCCCTCGGCCACGGTCAGGTTGTCGCACTGCTTCTCTGCGCTGCGCTTGTAGTGCTCACCGGTGGAAAGCATCCCGCTCACACTCAGCAGCAGGCCAAAGCCCAGCGCGAACAGCACCCACGGCGCGGCCTTGACGGCCTCAGCCACTTCCCAGCCGCCCCGCATGATAAGCAGGTGGGCAATGCCGGTGTTCAGCCAGATCAGCACCCGTGCGGCACCCACGCCGGCCAGAAACGCCACACACCCGATTTTAAGACTTCTCATGCAGATTCTCCTTTCACAACAGCAGGGAAGAAGTACTCGCCAATCTTCTCCTGCGGGATGTGCAGCACCCGGCAGATGGCAATAATCTCCTCAGCACGCCAGCTGCCACAGTCTTCTGGTGCACACAGACGATTGCTGACCGTGTTGGTGTGGACGCCAATGCGTGCGGCCAGCTCTTCGTGGGTCAAGTCTTCATCCTCTATCAAGCGGCGAAGCTTTAAGTAAGGTCTTTTCATAAAAACGCTCCTTTCATTCAATCCGGGTTGAAGGTCTGGAAACGGTTATCTTTGCAGCTGTCCAGATAGGCGGCCAGTTCGTCAGGCTCGATCACCGGCGCGGCGGTCAGCGGCTTCTGTGCAGAAAGCCGCGCCGTGATTTCCTCCGGCGTGAGGCCGGTGTCCTCGTACGAACCGAGGCGCTGCACCAGCTCGTCCTTCTTGGCGGCGCTCCAATAGCCGCTTTTGATACCGCTGCACCGCTGGGCTGTCAGTCGTTCCATGTGCCGTCCTCCATGTCAAGGCTCCAAAACTCGGCCAGCGTCTTGCATACCGGTTTTGTAAAGCCAATCAGATCCTCACCGCGTCCGGCCGCCAAGAGGGCATCACCGACAATCGTAGATCTGTCGCCGTAGGCATACAGATCAGTTGCGCGCGGGTTGTCCGGCAGCTGACGCAGCAGCCCTTCCTCGTTGACGATCAGGTGGATGCATTCCACCGGCTCCCGCGCCCATGTGGGTTCGAGACGGCTTTCGGTCGCCTCAATGGGGCCGTCCACCAGCTCCTGCAGGGTTTCCAGCGTCACCGGGCGCTCGTTATCACATTGGATCAAGCTGCACTTTCCTGTTGTCGGGATAAAAATCATGTAACGTTCCATAATGTATCTCCTTGTTTGATGTGCCTTCTTGCGGTAAAATGATTAGAAGAAAGGATGTGGCTTATATGTCTCTTGCAATAACTTTGGCAAATCCATACGGAATTGTGATGTCCGCTGACCGAAGACTAACCACAACGGTAACTGATGAAAAAACAAAGGAAAATGAATCATTCATCCTTACAGAACATGAACAGAAAATTTTTCTTACAAATTCCGGGCATGGAATTACCTATACGGGTGCTTCTTCTCTTGAGAATGGCGAGAAGACATCCTGCATCATCAGAAACTTTCTGGCAGGATTAGCTCCGACTCTCACAATTGAAGAAGAACTGCGTTCTGTAAGGGAAAGACTTCAATCTGTTGCTGATAAAAGAAACGTGATTTTAATTGGTGCCGCGATTGCTAATAATCATCGATGTGTGTTTTCTACATCACTGATTTCTGATGAACTTACGGATCATATTTCGACTGATGAGTCCTGCCTTTCGTTCTCAGGCGAATCTGGTACGATACGTAAGCTCACTGATATGTTCCCTGTGAATTTCAGCGCATTTCCGTTGCAGGAATCAATCAACTACCTTCGCTTTTTAACCCGTTCGGTTGCAGGCCTACAGCACTATGCCCAAATGAATCAGACGGTCAGCGAAGATTGTGACGTTCTAGTAATTCGGGATTCCGGGGCACAGTGGATTACATCACCTGATATTCTCAGATGATAACCTTGCTGTCATCACTTGATCCGCTTCACCCGAATCCTCAATAACTCGCTTGTGTGCTAAATTGCTTTGAGACTGCCGCTCTTGTACCGCTAAAACAAGGGCGGCAATTTCTTTAGGCTCACCAATGATTTCGATTTTCATCTTGTTCACCTCCTTGTAGTTGGCTCCTTCCTGCGGTATACTAAATAAAAAAGGATGTGCTTACGATGGATGAAAAGTACAAGTGTCCGTACTGTGGCGTTGCTTTTTACGAAACTCCCGACAATACCAAAATCCGAAGAATTAGCTTTTCGCATGATCAAGAAGATTTCGAAGGAATGTATCCAAGGGGTATTACATCGGATGTTGCTGTAACCTATCACTATTGCCCCTCATGTCATGAGTATTCAGTTCAATTAGCAAGTACAAAAAATCTTTTTTCGTTCAATTACCCGCCGTATATGGGGATGGCTTTGCCTGAATACATTCCGGAAGCTATCCGGACAGATTACTTTGAAGCTTGCGCTATCTTGGATAAAAGCCCGAGAGCAGCCGCCACGCTGGCCCGACGCTGTTTGCAAGGAATGATTCGTAACTTCTGGGAAGTAAAATCTGGAAATCTTGCAGGAGAAATCGATTCAATCAAAGATAAAATTCCTGCCGATCAGTATAAGGTACTTAATGGGGTACGGCGTTTAGGGAATATCGGCGCTCACATGGAAAAAGATGTGAACTTGATTGTTGATATCGACCCCGGTGAAGCTCAGAAGCTCATCAAGCTTCTGGAGCTGCTCTTTAAAGACTGGTACATTGCACAACATGATCGTGAAGAACTGTATAACGACATTCTTGCTATCGACAAGGACAAGCAGGAGCAGCGCCATCCTGATTGATAGGTGGGGCACTTTTTGCCAGTGGCTTTCCGTCTAGGCTCCAATACTGGTGAACTTCATACAGAGGGCTTTCGTCCGTACCATTACCCGCCAGAGAAACGGTTTCAATGACCTGAATCACTCTGGCGGATTTTGTTTCTTGCAAATTAGGCATTTTCATCTTGTTCACCTCCTTGTGATTTCCAAATCTTGCGAAAACTAAAGTTTTGGCGTAAAAAAATAATTGGGAATTTCTGCATCAGGGATTGCGAGGACGCGGCACAAATCGCAGATTTCACTCTGCGTAAAATCGGTATGACCACGCAGCTTTTTGTTAAGAGTTGTAGGAGATACGCCGATTTTCTGTGCAACGATGCTCTGTGTCATGCCGTTTGCACGCATACTGCCGAGCAGCTTTGAATAATCCAT